GTATAAATATACCTATATATTATAACAAAGGAGTATATAATGGCTTTAGCAATAGACGGAAAGACATATGACGAAACATCTTTTAGCATAGAATTACGAAATAAAATCGTTGCTAGACAAGAGATTGAGGCGTCAAAAGTAAGACACAATGTTGAGTTGGAAAAAATTCAAGTTTTGACAGAATATTATAATAAGAAAATTTTAGAATTGATGGAAAAAGAGAAAGTTCAACCAATAAAAGACATAAAAGACAATGGCAGCAATAGCTAATTTAATCATAGATCAAGGCGCTAATTTCAGTTCAGATGTAACCGTAAAAGACGCAAACGGCAACCCATTTGACTTAACTGGATATACAACAGAAGCGAAGATGGCAAAAGGGTATGCGTCAACAAGAACAAGAACATCTATGACTTCAGTAATTGCCACAGACGCTGCTTCGGGAGTAGTTGCTTTAGAAATGACGGCAGCTCAGACAGCAGCTTTAGACGCAGAAAGATATGTCTATGATGTAGAGATTACACAAACCTCTACTGGTACGGTAACTAGAGTAATTGAGGGTTTAATTACCGTAAGACCCAATGTAACTACATAATAAAAGTATTATAAATATAACAAAAGAGAGAGGTTTATGGCAAGTATTACAGCGAAAATTAATGCTTCTACTGGAAGCGGACCCAAAAAAGTTTCAGTAACCCTGCCATCAGGTACTTCACTACAAAACAGTTCTCTCTCATTAAAATTATTAGGTGATGTTGATGTTACTTCTTTAGATGATGGTGCATTATTGCAATACAGAGCTAGTGATGGTAAGTTTGTAAGTAGAAACGAAATTGTTACCACTACTGGAACTTTAACATTTAACGGCGGATCATTTTAGAGAGTAGATATGGCAACAGTAATACAGATAAAAAGAAGTGCAGCTACTTCAGCACCAGGATCACTTAAACTTGGTGAATTAGCATACACATATGGAACAGGTACCCAAGGTAATCTTGGAGATAGAATTTTTATAGGAGAAGGTGGCGTTGATCCTGGAACTGGTGACGCAAATAATGTATCAGTAATTGGAGGTGAGTATTTTACTGCTATGTTAGATCACGTACACGGTACACTAACAGGTAGTTCAGCACTTACAGCAGACGCTAACTTAGCAATAGATACAATAAATGTAGGAAACCACTTAACAGAAGGTGGTGAAATAAGATTTAACGAAGGTACTAATAACGGTACAAGTTTTATTGGTTTAAGAGCTCCTAACGCAGTAACAGCTTCTAAAACATTTGTTTTACCTGACGGCGACGGTACTGCTGGTCAGTTCTTAAAAACAGATGGATCAGGAAATTTAGATTTCACAACTGTTAATCAATTTATTAATTTAGCAGGTGACACAGGTACAGATCAATACAATACTTCAGAAACATTAACTTTCTCTGGTGCTGCTGGTTTGGATACGGAAGTTACTGACAACAATGTAGAAATTCAGGCGAATACATTAACAAACGCTAACTTATCAGGTTCTGCTGCTATTTCAAATGCTAATTTAGAAAATCCTACAACTACTTTAGGTAGTTCAGTATTAACTTTAGGTACAACTACAACAGATATAGAAGGACTAACTTCTTTAGTTGTAGATGATATTACAATTAACGGTCAATCAGTTACTACAACAGCAGGTAATAAAGATATTAATTTATCTCCACACGGAACAGGTACAGTTATTGTACCGTCTGGTTATGAAGATAGAGCAGGTTTTACAGACAATTCACTTGCAAACAAAATGTATGTTGACCAAGTTGCTCAAGGTTTAGATACTAAACCATCTTGTGTACTTGCAACAACAGAAAACTTAACAGCAACTTATTCAAATGGTTCTGCTGGTGTTGGTGCAACACTAACTAATTCAGGTACTCAAGCAGTATTAGTTTTAGATAGTACGGCTGCAAACTTAGGAAATAGAATTTTAGTTAAAGATCAAACAACTCGTACACAAAACGGTATTTACACGGTTACAAGTGTTGGTGGTGCTTCTTCTAATTGGGTATTAACAAGAGCAACTCCAGAAGATCAACCTGCTGAATTATCAGGTGGTGCTTTTGTATTTGTTGAAGAAGGTGTTTTAAATGCTAACAATGGTTATACATTTACACACACAGGTGCTCCTACTTTTGGAACAACTAATTTAGATGTATCTCAATTTTCTGGTGCAGGTCAAATTACTGCTGGTGCCGCTATGTCAAAAGACGGTAACCAATTAGATGTTGAAGTTGATGATTCTTCAATTGAAGTTAATACAGACGCATTAAGAGTTAAGGCATTAGGAATTACAAACGCTATGTTAGGTGGTTCAATTGCAAGTAATAAATTAGCAAATCCTACAATATATTTTAAAGATGAAACTTCAACGCAAGGTCAAGTTGCTTTAGAAGGTACTTTACAGTTTCTTGCTGGTGAAGGAATTAATACTATTGCAAGTGCTGATACAATTAAAATTGAAGGTGAAGACGCTTCAAACTCAAACAAAGGTGTTGCTAAATTTACTTCAGATAATTTCACGGTAACCTCTGGTGAAGTTGAAATTGTAACTGTTGATGGTGGTACTTTCTAATGAATATATTTCAAAAAATTAAATGGTTTTTTGTTTCAGGTGCTCCTTCTATAAAAAAACCTAAAATATCATTAAAAGAATTAAAAAATAAAACTAAAAAACAATTAGAAAAAATTGGTAGAAAATTAGGAGTAGAGTTAGATAGAAGATTGTCTAAATCTAAACTTATAAAAAAAATACAGAAACTTAACAAATAATGTCAACCGTAATAAAGATTAAAAGATCCGAAACACCTCAGCAAATTCCTGGTGCAGCTGCTTTAGAAACACACGAATTGGCAATGAATGTTACCGATGGTAAGTTATATACTAAAACATCTGGTGGTGTTGTAAAAGAAGTTGGTGGTGCAGGTGCTGTATCTTTACAAACAGTTACAAACGGTGGTGCCGTAACTGATAATGATATTACTTTAAACGGTTCAAATTTAATCTTTGAAGGTTATCAGGAGAACGCATACGAAACAACTTTAACGGTTGCAGAACCTACAGGAGATAGAATAATAACTTTTCCTGACGCAAGTGGAGATGTAGCAATGTTAGGAGATTCATTAGCGTTTTCAATAGTATTCGGTAGTTAATTATGGCAAGTACATTTAAAAATGCAGGAATAACGGTTCCAGTTGTGGATACATCTGCTGGCAATTTATTTGCCGCTGGTGCAAGTTCAACAGCTGTAATTCACGCATTATATATTTCAAATAAAAGTGAAACTGCTAGTGCTACCGTAAATGTAAAAGTTACAACTGATGGTGGTTCTACTTTTTATCATATAGGTAAAAGTTTAGAAGTTCCACCAAACAATACATTAACTTTAGACAAACCAGTTAATTTAGAGAACAACGATATTGTTAGAATAGTCGCTGACGCTAGTCCTGATTCGTCTTCAGTAGATGTTGAGGCATACGCAAGTATCCTTGAATTAACATAGAAATATAAATAGAGAAAATGGCATATCTAGTAGATCACACACCTTCGGCTTCAGTAAAACAGAAATCTTTTAACGCAATTAGACGAACAAAAGATGGTATGTTATACTTAACTTCAGTAAACCCTAACAAGGGTAATGAAACTATTGAAGTATCAAAATTTTACGAAGATGGTAAGTCTGATTTTGTAGGAAGATCAGAAACGGATTATGTAGATGAAAGACTAGAGATGTTTGATGTCAACTATTTCACAACAGACGGTACGGCATATCAATTTACAGTAGGAACACCTGTGTTAAATGAGTCAAGGATTGCAGTATTTTTAGACGGTGTTCAACAAGTACCATTTTCTGACTTTACTTTAGTCAATAATACAGTAGTTACATTTACATTAATACCAAAGACTGGATTGAGTATTGTAGTAGGACAAGTTAAGAAAAGATACTTTAATAATGATAGTGATAGATTTCAACAAATTAACTTTTCAGTAAATCCTACCACTACTTTTCTTATAAATAATAGTAGTGGAGATTTAGTAAAAAGAGTAAATGCAGGAGTTACAAGAACCGCTGAGAGTTCAGACGATTTTGAAACTTTTGAAGACACAACGGCAAGTTCTACTACTACATCATATCAAAGTGCAGTATAGAAATGGATAATTAGGGAAACAAATGGCAGATTTTAAACTAGGACGACTTAAATTTAAATGGAGAGGTGATTGGGCAACTAGTACAGGCTATGTTATAGATGACATAGTTAAGTACGGTGGTAATTCATATGTTTGTATAGCAAACCATACTTCACCAAACAATGAAAATATCTTTTACACAACTCCTGCAACATACACAACAAACTGGCAACTACACGGTGAATCACTTTACTTTAAAGGTGCCTATGCAAATTCAACTTGGTACAAGTTAAACGACCTAGTATCTTATGGTGGTAAACAATACCGAGTTACAACTGCTCACACATCTTCAAGTGCAGTTTTAGATCAATCAAACTTTGAACAATATTCAGACGGTATCACTTTTAGAGGTGATTACAATTCTTCAACTCAATACAGATTAAACGACCTAGTTAAATATGGGGGAAGAACATACAGAGTCACAACTGAACACACATCAGCTGCTGGTGGAGATATTAATATAGATTTAGCAAACTTTTCACTTTATAGTGAAGGTGTAGCATTTTTAGATGATTGGGCTGCAACAACTTATTACAGATTAGATGATGTTGTTAAATTTGGTTCTTACCAATATAGATGTACAACTGCTCACACTTCAGGTGCAACTGCTGATGATTTTGCTCAGGCAAATTTCTCAATCTATTCAGAAGGTTTACAATTTGAAGATTCATACAACGCAGGTACGGTTTACTCAAAAGGTGATGTCGTAACTCACGGTGGATATTCTTATGTGTATATTAATGCTGAAGAAGCTGCAGGACAAACTCCTGCTGACAATACATATTGGGATGTAGTTACAACTGGATTTAATGCCGAAGGTGTTTATGTACACGGAACAACATACAAAACTGGAGATACGGTTCAGTATGGTGGTAATTCTTATGTCTGTATTTTAGATTCAACTAATCAAAGACCTGCTCAATCAGATGGTACAGTTAACGCAACTTATTGGAAACAAGTAGTTGGTGGATTTAACTGGAGAGGTACTTATGACGCTGCTACAGCATACAATATAGGTGATGTAGTTAGATATACTGCAAACTCATATGTACAATTAAAAGACCAACAAACAAATGTTGTACCTGGTTCAGACGCAACTGTTTGGACAATTCTTGCTCAAGGAGATACTGCTGCTGTATTAACTACTCGTGGTGATATTTTATTTGAAAGTTCAGGTGGTGTATCTAGGTTACCTATTGGTATGGCAGGTTCAGTTTTAGCAAGTGATGGACTAGATGTTAAATGGTCAGATATTTCTGGTAAAAATATTGTATATGTTGCTCCTACAGGAGATGATACTAACCCAGGAACAGAAGCATTACCTTACAGATCAGTTAACACTGCTTGCAGTTATGCAAAAGAGGCTTCAATTACTGAAGTAGAAAATGTTAACGGTGGTACTGGTGGTACTTCCAATGTTTACAATAATATAAGAGCAATTGCATACAAAGAATTAACGGTATCAGGAGTTCCAACTACTACAAGTTTTGAAATATCATTAGGAACATCAACTTACACTCACACTTATGTTAGTGGTGGTGAAGTTTTAAAACAAGATGATTCAACATTAACGGTTACAAACGGACCTTACAATAATTCAACAGGTGTAGTTACAATCACAACTTCAGGTGCTCACGGATTATCTATTAGTGATACTATAAGATTAAGAGGTTTAGATTACACTTGCGCTATTGGTCCAAAAACTTATCCTGAAACTGGTGAAGATTCTTACTTTAGAGTTGACACAATTGGCGCTTCACCTGTATTATCGGTAACTAACGGAACTGCTCATCACAATGTTGGAGATAAATTAAGAATAAACGGTGCTGATATTGGTGGTGCTACTACATTAACAATGGATGTTAAATCTATCGCAAGTGATGTAATTAAAATTGCAAACGGTGAATACAAAGAAGTATTACCTATGAGAGTTAGACCTAGAGTATCACTTATTGGAGAGTCTTTAAGAAATTGCCGAATTGCTCCAGCAAGTGGTTCAGGTACACAAATTAAAACTATTAAGATGACAAATAATGTTAATAGTGCAACTGATGGCGAATACAAATATGTACACCCTAGTAAAATTGAAAAATCTTATTCCGTTGTATCAACTCCAGACTCAACAAATTTTACAATCAATGTAGGAACTACAGGAAAAGAACACATCTATAAAAGAGGTGGATTAGTTACAAACGCTGCTTATGGTGAATTAGTAATATCTAACGCTCCTTACGATAATGCGACAGGTGTTATAACACTTACAACTACAACTAACCACGGATTATCTGCTGGTGATGTTATTAAACTATCAGGTTTACATTATAGTTGTACAGAAGGAGAAAAAACATATCCAAAAGTTGGTAATGACGCTGTATTTAATGTATTAATAGATGGTGGTGAAGCAGTAGAAGTTATTACTTGGAACGGTGGTTCAGGATTTGGTGTTGGTGATGTTATCACAATTAAAGGTGCCGATATTGGTGCAGGTTCTAACTTAACATTAACGGTAGGATCATTAGAAGATAACAACGCTTGTAATATGTTCTTATTAAATAACGCAAACAATTTAAGAAACTTTACATTTTCAGGATTAACTGGTACAAAACGTGCTGGTGGATTATACAAAGCTACGGTAACAAGTGCCAATTCATTTACGGTACCAACTACTATTTCAGAATACGATCATACTTATGTTAAAGGTGGAAATGTTATTGTTGAAGGTGCTGAAAGTACAAATGTTGGTGTTGCTAGTATATCATTTGCTTTCGCAACTGGAGAATTAACGGTTAATACAAGTACAAACCACGGATTAACAACAAACGATTACATCACATTAGGAAGAGCAAGATTTAATGTAACAGATGTCGGAGAGTTTACATTACCTAAAGGTATTGAAATGGCTGGTGTTATGACACTAGATCCAGGTGGTAATATTAAAACTGCTTCTCCATATATTCAAAACTGTACTTCACTTAATTCTGGTGCTTGTGGTATTCAAGTTGATGGTAACTTACACAAGAAAACTCACACATCATCTTACAAATCAATGTTAGGTAATGACTTTACTCAAATCAATAGTGATGGTATGGGTATTCATATATTAGGAAATGGTCGTGTTGAGGCAGTATCAGTATTCATTTATTATTGTGAGAAGGCTATTTTATGTGAATCAGGTGGATTTATTAGAGGTCTAAACTGCTCACACGCATACGGAGAGAAGGCTTGTGTTGCAAACGGTACAGACGAAGACGAAACACCAGTAAATATTCAAACTAGAGGTTTAATGTTGAAATACAATGCTGCTGCTTTCATAGGTGGTGCAACGGTTTCAGATTTAGAAAATAGTATTTCTACACAAGGTTCGGGTACTGCTACAATATTAGGCGATACTTCAGGTGCAACTGCTACATTGTTTAGATTTAACACATCTTTACAATACTTACATATAGAAAATATTACAGGTAGTTTCCAAAACGCTGAAACTATTACAGTTACAAAAGAAGATACAACTACATTCCAGGTTACACTAGATAGTAGTTTTGGAACACCTGCTCAACAAGGTCAAAGAGGACCATTACTTGCAGTTAAATCAGGTACAACTACTTTAAATGCAACAGGAATTATTAAATTGGCTGCAAATATTAGAATTTCAGGAGATACAAAATATTATAGAGTTGGGTTAGTTTCTGAAGAAAATACAACTGCTGGAACTGCTGTAGTCAGATTAACAGATGACATTATAACTTTAAAAGCAAAAGATGAAAGTTTATCTTCAAATATTACAACAGGTTATTCAAACATTCGTTTAACAGGCCACGATTTCTTAAATATCGGTACTGGTGATTTTATTACTACAAATTATCCAGGAACACCTACACAACTTGCTGACCAAGATGATGAGGTAACTGAAGAAGATGGTGGTAGAGTATATTGGGTATCAACCGACCAACAAGGGGACTTTAGAGTTGGAGATTTATTTAAAATTGAACAGGCAACTGGATCTGCTACTCTTAACGCAGACGCCTTTAACCTTTCAGGATTAAGTGAATTAAAACTTGGTTCTATCGGTGCAGAATTAGGTGCTGCTATTAACGAATTTAGTACAGACGAAACATTAGGTGGTAATTCAAACAATGCCGTACCTACTGAAAACGCTATTTTAGGATATATGACAAGAGATAAATCTGGAAGTGGGGCTTGGGTTCCACCAACAGGAACAACATCTCAAAGACCAATCGGTGGTGCATTATACACAGGTTCTATAAGATACAATACATCTCTAGTTGCTTGGGAAGGTTATAACGGATCTTCTTGGACAGGTTTAGGTGGTGGTACACCATATGTAACTATTGTTGGTGATGGTTCAACGGTAACGGTTGCAGAAAGTAATCAAAGATTTTTAGTTAATACTTCTGCCGCTCCTTGTACAATACAATTACCTGGTAGTCCATTAACTGGAGACGCAGTTACATTTTTAGATTTAAATGGAACTTTCCAAACAAACAATTTAACCGTTGATAGAAACGGACAAGAGATTATGAACCTTGCTGAAAATATGAGTGCTACAACAAATCACGCTGCCTTTACACTAGTATATACTGGTGCAATTAATGGTTGGAAATTATTAGAGGTTGCTTAAGGGATATAAATAAAGATATGAGTACATTAACACAATTCACGGTAACAGGAAAAGAAAAAGACGACTTTTACGGTTTTAATCTTACAGGTATAGGTAGCCAAGAGATTAAAAAAACTGTAACTAAATCTATAACAGGCAAAGAAAGTAATCAACATCTTTATGAGTTTGCTATGTCACCTGCTTATGACGCTTCAACTATTACTTTTACAAATGCAACTTCTTTAGTAAATTTAACAGGTGCTGAAACTCAAACTGATGGTTACTTTAACCAATATAATAGAAGTGGACATACTAAATCACAAAAAGGATTATCTACACTAGAAGGTATGTGTTTTAACAATGATGGAACAAAGGCATATGTTGTTGATAGTCACCACGCAAGAATTATGCAATATGCTTTATCATCAGCATATGATGTAACTACTTTATCTTTTGTAAAAGAATTATTAATTGGATTAAAAGGTTTAACTCCAGTTGCAATTACATTTAACAATGACGGTACTAAAATGTACATCATTGAAAACGGTGGTAATGTTGAACAAAGTATTACTGGTGGAAAAATTAATGAATATGCTGTAAGTACAGCATATGATATTGCAACAGCAACTTATTCACAAAGTTTAGATGTATCTGCTCAGGATGCTAATATGAGAGATTTATATTTCAATGATGTTGCTAGAGGTGCAGTTAACCCAGGAGAATTATTATTTGTTGTTGGAGATGATGGTAATGATGTAAACGAATATCTTTTAACAACTGCTTATGATTTATCTACTGCTTCATTTGTTGACTCTTATGGAACAGGTTCCGAAGATTTAAGTCCAAAAGCAATTGCTTTTGATAATGATGGTGATAAATTATATGTAATTGGTTCAGGCGGTAATAAAGTTGCTCAATATCCATTAGTAACTGGTTTTGATATTTCAACTACTCAAGCAGTAACTTCAGAAACAGCAATGAGAACAAACAATATTCAAGCTAAAGGAATGTCATTTAATAACGATGGAACTAAAATGTTCGTAATCGGTACTGGTGGAACTTTAGTAATTGATGGTGGTGATGATGAACAACCAATCACACACGAAGTTAGAGGTAGAAATACAATAAAAATGTATGAAGGATTTACATATGTTTTTGATGTATCTGACTCTAACTTAAAAGAATCAGACCTTAAATTCTCTACTACAAGTGGTGGAACTAGAAATAGTGGTTCTGAATATACAACAAATGTAACCACTTCAGGTACAATAGGTAATGTAGGCGCAACGGTTACTATTGAAGTACCTAGAAAAGGAGTTAGTTTAATTCCAGGTAGTGCAGTTGCTGAGTTGTTTTACTACGAATCTAAATTTACTGATACTGGTGGACAAATCTACACTCCAGAATGGAAAGGTGAATTACAATTAACAAAAACTGACGGTCAGGACAACATAGAAACTCGTTTTGAAACTAAAGAACAAGAGGATATCTTCAATAATAGTTTCTTTATGAGGGCTGGTCTGACTTTTAGTGTTGATAACGGAGACTTAAAAGTAGAATTAAATTAAAATTTTTTATAATTGAGATATAAACGATTATAAATATAAATAGAAATAAGGAAACATAGAATTATGGCAACAATAAATTTAGGAAGAATTAAACCAGTATTCCAAGGGGCTTACAATGCTGGAACTGCTTATGTAGTTGACGACATTGTAACTTTTGATGGTGAATCATTCATCTGTATTTTAGCTTCAACTGGTAATGCTACTTCAAGTGCAACTTACTGGTCAAAAATCGCTAAAAAAGGTGATGATGTAACTCAATTAACTACACACGGAGATTTCTTATTTAGAGATTCAACTGGTGTTCAAAGACTTGCAGCTGGTTCAAGTGGGCAAGTATTAGTATCTAAAGGTAATGCTGCTGATCCAGAATGGGCAGACGCTCAAGGTATAACTTGGGATTATAGAAATTCAGCTTTCACTGCTGTTTCAGGTGGTGCTTACATTTGTAATACAGGAGAAGTTGGCGCATTTACAATAACTTTACCTGCTAACCCAAATGATAATGATTATGTACTAATTGCTGATGGTTATGGACAATTTAACTCAGCTAACTTAACGGTTGCAGGAAACGGTCAAAATATCGCAGGAGAAGCTGCTGATTTAATTGCTGATAGTAACTATGCAACATTAAGATTAACATATAAAACAACTCCAGATGTAACTTCATCTTACATTGGTTGGGTACTTGTATAATAATGGAAGTATCTAAAAATATAAATATAACAAAGAAATTTAGAGGAATATAAAAAATGGCAACTTTATCAAATTTACTTGGTGGCGGTTCTGCTGGTGCAATAGACCACAGAAAAGAAGGCTTGCCACTATTCGGTTTATTCGGAACTTCTGGAGACCAAAACGATCATATGACATACAGAATCTTTGATTCTGGTTTTAAATGCGTAGGATCACCTTGGGGTGCAGTATGTAACTCAACAACTAACTATCGTTTCGGTATATTAGGGGATGCTTCTTTTGCATACTCTAAAGACGATTTTGGTACTTCAATTGGACACGATAACTTTTCATCACAAACTTATGACGACTGGCAAAAATATTGGAAATCAATGAATCAATGTGACCAATATCCTCACGCTCAATATTACACATCATCTAAAGATGGTTTTATAACTTGGCAAAGTTTCCATAGTTATACTACACAATTTGAATGGGATAACGGTTGGACAAAAATCAATCACAATCTTCCTGAAGGTTGTAGACCTAGAAGAATGTTCTGTAATAGAAGAAACTCATTAAGAGAAATGAATGTTGGAAACAACTCTTGTGCTGCTTTTGACCATTACGATTATACTTCTCACAAATTAGACAATACAGATACTTACGCTTGTGGAACTGGTTATAACGAGAAAAACAAAATGCTTGTTATGGTTCACTCACAAAACGAAGGTTCTTCAACTGCTAAAACAATTCACATTTTTGAATCAAGTAAATGTTTAAACCACGTAACTAGAATTAAAGATTACTTTGATAACTTAACTTCAACAGAATACTTTACTGACACTTGGACAACTCAAAACAATAGAGATATGACTGTTTGTGTTGGTAATAACAAGTGGGTTGGTTTTGGACATAAAAACAGTAACTCAATGAGATACGCTGCTTTCAATTGTACTAACGGTACTTCTTTAGGAACAACTGGTGCTGCTAGAATATTTGATAGTTGGCAAGATTTTTCTGGATCAACAACTACATCTTACGGTGCAGATCAAGGACCAGGATATTACACAAAATACAATACAACTTGGGACGGAACTTGGGGAATGATTTATTCACCATATTACTACTACGGTTGTGGTATTAATGCTTTCTGTATGAGTATTGAAAATCCAAGAAAATTCATAAGTGTTAATCAAACTAAATCAGATAGATCAAACCCTTATGTGGCTTGGGGACGAACAGGTTTCCACGGTGGATGGTCAGACAATACTGACTCTGAACAATGGAGAACATATGCTTGGGCATTTGATCCAACAGATTCAGATCACACACAAAATACTGAAGTTTATTACGGTGGTACAGATAACAATGATGTTATTAGAGATGATAACACTTCTTATAGTGAATCGGTTACTAACAAAACTGGTAATCACGGTTTAAACCAGGCAAGAACAGGACTACACGGTGGTTCTCATACTACTTGTTATCCTGCAATTTGTCAAATTGACTGGTGGGGTAACTACGGTAATACGGATAGTATGTATGGTGGTAAAGGTCACTCTGGTACGGACGCATAATAACAATTAATTAGGAGAAAAAAAACAATGGCAACATATTATTT